AAAGCCGGTAAAGCATGTCGTTCCGAAATACTGGGATGGCAATCAGGAACAGGCTTGGCACCCTCAACGGTGCACCAGCGCCATCTCGGTGCGAAACCTCGAAGCGGACCTGGCCCTCGCCGCTCGCGAGCGTCACAGCCTCCTGGACTACCGCTTCCTCGTTGACCTTGAGGCCGCGCGCCAGTTCGAACAACTTTTGCGGGGTCGCTATGATCGCCTCCCCGCCACCCGCTGAAATGAATTTCTTCAGCTCCTCCGAAAGGTCATCCTCGCCTGGGATGAGATGCAGCACGTCGATGATCCTGTCTTCGAGGAACTCGGCGAATTGCGCCATCTTCATCACGACGCTGTTGGACTTCGTCCACGCCTGCCATTCGTCCGAAAGCGGGAATGCGAAATGGTTGCGGTGAACGCCAAAGCGCGGATCGCCGTCTGCCTGGGCGCGGTGATAATCCAGCACCGTGGTGATCGATGGTGCCTTGCGGTCATCATCCGCGAAAATAACGCTGTCGCTGTCGCTGAAACGATTGCTGTGGTCGATCAGACTGTCGAGCGAGAGAAGGTGTGCCGTGCCCTTACGCCGGATAGGTCGCTCGCGATAAGTATCGAAACTATTCGCCGAGATAACCCGGTAGCCCTCTTTTGGAGTGACTTCGAACAGCGCGGCCGTTCCGGTGCCAGGCTCAGTCACCTCGATCAATTCATGCTTGAAATACGTCTCGATGAAGTCCCGGGCCTCGCCGATCGGCCCCTTGTTAACGTCATCCATTGCTTGTCTCCTGTGGTTGATCGGTGAGGTCAGGCGTCGCGGAAGCCGCGATCGCTGCCGCTGACATCGCGGATACCGAAGAGCTGCTGCTGGCCCGGTTGGGCTCGGGTGAAGCGGTGATCCTCCGTCTGCCAGAGGATGGACTTCGGCCTGGTATCAACAGGCTCAGTGATCTTGAATGCGGACTTGATGGAGCAGACCTGCCCCTCCTGCCCAAAATCCAACGTGATCGTGACCTTGCCCTTTGACTTCCCGCCATTGTGCCAAGCGTGCTCGTTCATCTTGGCCGCAAGGTCACGGATGGCGGCGTAGCAGTCAGCGTCGAACTGCCCGTCCTCAAGAGTGCGCACGAATTCTGCCAACGTATTGCAGGCGCCGGGAACATATCCGCCATCAGCTGCCCGCGACGGCTGGTCGATGATCGGGCCGGATTCGTTCTTGTCTGTCATCATCCTTCACTCCCTCCACGCGCACGCGACCGCCCCGTGCGCCGGGCGCAAAATTCCAAGCGGCAAAGGGCCGCTGAATTCTCTCAATGTGATGCGTTGATCCGGCCGCCGGTCAGGCGGATGATGCCCCCGCGAAACTCTTCAGCATGGCCGAGCGGCGGCATTATTGCGCCGCAGCGTGCCAATCTGACTCAATTTACCAATCAGTTTAACCACTTGCCCCCAGCGACAGCGAAACGAACTCCATGTATTCATTCCGCATGAGAAAGTTGATGCACTCTCTCTCGCCACACGATCAGAACTACAGGACACACCATGATGAACATGATGAACCATCTGCCTATGATGATGACCAGTCGAGGCGCGATAAGGGCGCGGCTGAAAGCGCTTACCAACGAGCGGATCGACACGATATTCCGCGATCTCCGCCAGCCTTTGCCGGATTCGACGGCGCGCAAGCAATCGAGGACTTATCACGTCGGATATAAATCGATTGGCGCGGCGGAATGTCGATGATACGGCCCCCCGCCGCGCCGGCGACCCGGCCGCCCGTGCGGCGGCTTCGGAAAACGAAGACTTCATGCTGCCTCCCGGCCAATATGAGGACATTCCGGAGCCGTGCAGCTTTGCACCTTCGGATCGTCCGCTGGAGCCTCGCAAGCCGAACACATGGCCACGCCCGCAGTGATCGCGTTGGCAGCTGCGACGAGATCGTCTCCCTTGTCGGCGCGCGCTGCGAGCCCTTCCATCGCCAGCACGTAGCGCCGATCCGGCGCTTCGCTGGTTTCAGCGCGTGAAACGGTGCCCTGCGTGACCCCGAGCAACGCTGCCAGCTGGATCTGCGATAATCCAAGGGAGCGCCGCGTGACGGCAAGATCTGCATCGATTGGCATAACGGACGTATATGCGCATACGAATATGCGCGTCAACAGTGTTATGCATGGGCGAATTGGAGATTTCGCGATGCGCACGTTAACAGCCGCAATGGCATCGATCCTTGCGGCTAACATCAAAGCCCTGCGAACTCGGTTCGGCGAGAACCAAACCGAATTTGCCGAACGTATCGGCACCACTCAAGGCACCGTCGCGCGATGGGAAGGCGGCGCCGAGCCGAAGCACGATGCCATGGTCAAGCTCGCCAATCTTGCCGGATGCAGCACCGAAGATCTGACCACCCAGCTAATCGACGGCCAGGCCGCGAAGGCACCTCCGCCGATCGTCAGCGGAGGCCAAGCGCTTCTTCTGCCTGTGCTTCTTCCTAGTGAAGCCGAGCTAACCGCAATGTTCGAAGGCCTGCTTGCTCCCCTCCGAAAGGAGACTGACCAGCGTGTAGTTGCGCAACGGCTCGCTCAGACTCTTCCAAATGGGCTCGCGCAGATCTTAGGGCGCCAATCAGCTCATCGCTCGGACATCGGCGCGATCGACAATGCCCTTCCAGACGGCAAACCTCAGACCTTAGCCAGTCGCGGGTCGTAAGCAACACTGCCGTCCTAATCTCTTCGTAGTCATCCGCCGAGTCGCACGGCGCAAAATCGCGACTTGAACACGCGTACATCCCTTGTTCCCCAAGCTCATGTGCATCCTTTTTCTGGATCACACGTCCGTGGCGAGGGCTGTTTCCCGTCCCGGTCGCGCCCTTTTTTGCGACCTCTCCCCGCTCCGTCGCTTGATCCTTTCGCGACCTGTCAAGCAGGTAACCCCCTCGCCGCGCGCCTGTCATGGTTAAAATGCGCTTGCGCATAAAAATACCTTGTGCATATTCGTATGCGCATATATTGGTGATTATGCGGGAGGGCAATATGCGTCATTCCATTGAATTGGTGCCGGCCGAGGCGTTGCAGGAAGATCCGGATCAGGAACCGGATATGGCGTGGTATCACCGCGCTTATGAGGTCGCCGAGGCCGAGCTGAACCGGCCTATCATGCGGAAGCTCACCATGGCTTTCGCGCTCTCGATCGCCGCATTCTATGCCGGCTTTGCTTATATGCTGGTGTCCTGACCATGGGGCAGGCACCCACCCGGGCGCAGATGCGGCGCATCTTCAGGCAAGCCGACAAAGCTGCGCAGCAGGCTCGTGAACGCGAGAAAGCACTCAAGGAAGCCTGCAGCCGCTGGACTAGCGCCACCGGACGCTGGTTCCTTCGCCCGGAAGCGATCCGGCAGGAGGTCGGCGCATGATCACGGAAGAAACCGCGACCCGTATCGCTTGTGCGTACCGGGAAATAGCGAATGCCGAAAAGCTGCTCGAAGACGTGCGCAAGGCACTCGATCTCGCTGAGCCGATCGATATCCGCGATGTCTTCGGCCGACGCCAACAGGGGCTGCAACTCGGGGTCCCGTCGGGCCGGAATGGCCACAGGCTGTTCGACGTGCCCTACTCCTTGGCGATACCGGTGATTGAGGCGCATATCGCGCACCACAAAGCGCAGATCGCCTTGCTGAACGAGATGGCCGTGAGTGAGGCCAGCTCGAAGAGTGGCGCGGCATGAGCCAGCGCCAGATCCTCGGCCTCGTGATCGTCGCCCTGCTGATCATCGCCTATTTCGTCATCAGCGACGCGGCATCCATTCCAGCGGACCCGTTCCAATGATCCAGCCCGAACTTGACCGGCTGCCGAAGCTCAAGACCGACCAGCTTACGCCATGCGTGGCGTGTCGCAAGCAGCTGGTAGAGGCCAGCCTGCCGCTATTCTTTCGTCTCACTATGCAACGCGCTGGCCTCGACAACCGCGCGATCCGCGAGCGGGTCGGCCTCGCCCACATGTGGGGCGCCGGCGCGGCCGGGCTGACACTGGCCGAAGTTTTCGCTTCCCGCGATCCGGGCGTCATCCTCGATGATTATCAGCCGGCGAACATCTGCATGGATTGTGCGCGCTCGACCACGATCGAGGACCTCTTCCTTTTCTTGATGGCGCAGGGATAATGACACAGGCCTATCCGCTCCAGTGGCCCGAACTGATGCCGCGGACCGAGCGGCGGGTGGCCT